CCAACCCTGATTTTGGATCATGGTATTTCACACAGTACCTTGATTATTACAATGCAAGAAAGAATATTTTCCGTGGTGGAAGCACAAATTTCAATATATCATGTAATGATATGATGGTGAAGTACAATGGTTTCTATGCAACAGTTAGACAGGGGGATAATATTGCAATTTACCTTCGCGATATAAAATGCAGTTAAAAAAACCCTCTCCCATACAAATATGGAGAGGGTGTTTTTTGAATCAGGCAGATATGCTACCCATGCCTTTCCATGTACCAGGCACGCCAGATGCCGTACAAATCCATCCTTCTTGTCCAGATGCTACAGGTAAGGTTGTGCGAATAATATCTCCAAGCTTCCAGTACCCTGACGACGGTATCGCACCACTTTCTCCAACAAATCGCGATCCGTTATACATCCCTGATGGAGTTCCCACACCCAATACAGTGCCAGATGGAGCATAATTGTCGTACTGGCTGAACATATTATACGGAGCGCTTACCCCGCTCATTGCCACGCTTATTGCTGAGGAAGTGAATGCTCCGAAGTCATTACCAGAAGCCGCACATCCTGCGTTATTTGGCGTAGGGAAGTAAATGCCAACAGCAACTGAAGATATGTTGTTAACCTCGAATTTACACCCTCGGAATGCCACTCGCCTCAGTGTATCAGTCACGGAGCAAGTCACATCCCACGGTTCAACTCCGTCAGCGGATCGGTTGGCTCCATCAAAACGGCAGCTGTTGAAAACTATGTCACGACAATCACCGGAAAAATAAACTTGTGACCGTTGGGATTCTCCAAAAGTCATTTCATTGAAGGTTACCCCACGTGAGTTAGACATCATCGCATTTCTCATGAATCCTGTAATTGAACCTGTAAATGCTGTCCCCTCCTCCTCCAGACTAAATGTAAGGCCAAGAGCTGAACCTATTGCCGAGGTTAAAGGCGTTGTCTGGACGGTAGTTATGTTTGTAGAGCCAAGAGGTATACGAACTGTTTTCAATAGCTTGCCGATCACACCGCCGCCAGCGTTACGGATAATTGACCCAGCCATAACAATCCCATCCGCCGAGCCACCGCGGATATCAATCGAGGTGGCTCCCACTGCCGCCGCTGCGTTTGTAACGAAAGTCGATGAAATGAATGATTGAGCCGTCAGCCCATAATCGCTGCTGGAGTAAGACAGCGAAGCGTCACGGTGGATATCGAGTGTAAAGCGTGTATCACGACTGCCACGATCTCGCATAAATGCAGATGCAGCAGTAGCTGAGCTAATCTTAATGTCACAGTCGCGATTGTAATCTGTTTGCACCGGGTAGACTGAAGATCTCCCACCGCCGATAATCGTCGCTTCGATACGGGTGTTAGAGCAGAACGACACCTGAACCAGCGGAAGTGAGAATACAACGTCACTAGCTGCGACAGTAACATCTTCAACATGAACATCGAACTTGGCGTTGTAGTCATTCGCCCAGTACTTAGTTTTGTTGGTGCGCACGTTCTGCGGCGCGCCGGTAACGCGAATGCACGGAATTCCTGTGTTGGATGGGTTTGGACTATCCGCATAAGCACCACTAATACGGATACCTGTACACGGCTTGTCTTTGTCGCGGCTTACTGCCACTTCGTTGTAAACATCACCTGGAGTAACATCGAGAAGGCGATCCATCCCGATTCCAAATAGACCATCAACAGTGACGTCATAGCACGCAGAGAAAATTGCCACCGTAGTTGGGAAAAGCCCGGCAGAATCTTTTTCACAGCGGAAATTTTCGATATACAATCCGTGAGGGTGGTATGAATAGGTTACGTTGTTGTTATCCCCTGTCGTTCCAACATCTCCGCCCCAATGCGCGATAAGAGCGGCACCAATAGGGCCAATTGCTTTGCAGTTTGTCAGGGTCACATCCCATACGTCACCAAGGATCTCCATCCCCTGGTTAGTAAATGATGTCTGAATTGCTGACATCACAACGCGATCAAGTTTTACCCTACTTACAGGTGTTGAGCCATCAGCGGGCTGTTCGTAATTACCAATTCGCATGCAGTTTCCATAAGCCCCATGTAAAGCCCATGCTGTCTGTTTTTTTCTAACCTCGATATTTTTCATGCGAAGGCCAGATTTTGCAATTATTACGTTATCCAGAGCACCTATTTCACCAAAGAAAATAGAACCATTATCTCCGACATAACAACCTCCAATATTTGCATTAAGTATCTTGTAAATTCCACTAGTTACTCGAATTGGCTCACCAGATGAAATGCTGTAAGCGTCAGCAGCAAGCAAGGCTGCTGTATCATCAGTTACCCCATCGCCTGCAGCACCAAAGTATTTCAAAGTGCGATAAAGCGTACCGTACGCTTTATTATTGCCATCAATGACTTTGTTAAGAAGTGCAGATCTTAGCAAAGAGTCGCCTATGCTTAACCATTTGCCGGGGCCCACACCACCAGAGGTATCCGGGGTTGATCCAGCGTCTACGTGCTTAGGCAATGCCCCATCCCAGCGGTAGTATTCACCTGTAGCCTCATCGCGCAGGGCCTGATTTGGCAGAGTGATATCTGCGCCATCCTGGAAAGAATCGACTGGGATCCACCCATACTGTGCAATCGCCTGCTGAGCCAGCCAGCGAAGACCTTCGATGGTGTAATGCTCGTTTCCGAACCGGTCAACATAGGTGTTTACCAGCGAAGTAACGAATTCGTCAATTTTTCCCGCGTTAAACTTCAGATCACGCGGGGATTCACTTGGGACAGGCAAATTGGTAGGTTGCGTAGCCATATTGATTCCATAAAAAACCCGACGCGGTGGTCGGGCTCGGTTGGTCGGGGACGGTTCTTATTGGTAGATGGCGTCGCTGTACTCCGCGACCGTCAAAGATACCGTGTTATCTGTGTTCGGCTTGATGCTGCTGACCTTCCATAGTTGGCTGTCCAGTTCCTCTACCGTCGCTATGAGGTAGCGCGAAGGAAGTTGTACAGTGTCTCCGTTCCATATGGTGAGCTGAATGTCGGGTATTGCCGCGGTGAAGCCGTAGTTCGTGTCGCTGCGGGCCGTCGCCGGGTAACGCAGTGTCGGATTACCCAAACTGTCGGTCACCAGCACATACATCGAACCGGCAAACGTGATCGGCTCGCTGGTATCGAAGTTATTCCCGGAGCGGCCTGTGATGTATCCCTGCTGCTGGTTGCTGTCGTAGATGTCAGGCATCTGAATGACGCTGCCGACCTGAATAATCCCGTCTTCGAAGACTTTGGCGTTCATCTTCACCCGGGAGTAGATCAAGCGTTTCGTTTCGCGCAGCGCGCGTTCCCGCGCCTGATACTCGTTACGGAAGCCGACTATCTCGAGCTTGTTCGGGTTTTCCGCTTCCTGTTCGACGATAGTGCCGTTCAACACGCGGTAGTTGATGTACGTCTTGTTGTTCGTGGTCGGGTGAACATAGGACACCTGCACGCCGTCGTATCCGCCTGGAAGAGTAGCTTCGTACGTCATTTTGTACTCGTCAGTCTTCATGTTGGCCCGGTTGAATACGGCAGCCGGGTAATCAACTTTCTGATCCCTGGTAAAGGTCAGCACGCCGTCATCCCAGTACGCCACCACTGACGCCGCATTGCAGATCGCCTGCACGCGGTCGCCCAGCGAGTCGTTCTCGTCATCAAACGTGTAGTCGAAATAACCCAGGCGCTCATCAGGCAGGCTTTCAGCAATCGAGTACAGCCCGTACAGGTCAATGCTGCTGACCGGCTGCCCACCCATAATCAGCCAGGTGTGTGCTACTGCATCAGCGAACGAACGCGAAGGACGCAGCGTGTAATCCACCGTCTGCGTGTCCAGGTCGTATGTGATGGTATGACGCGTCACCAGGGCGTTGTATTTGCGGTCACGGCTTCCGAGGGCGTTCTCTGTCGCCCTTACCTTCACGCGCACCAGCGTATCGGTTGGATGCACTACGTTGGTTCTGACGTTGACCGAGTGGATCTCCTCAACCTTCAGGATAGAAGCATCACTTGAGTTATCTGTGCGCTGGAAGTTAATGGCGTACTTGCCGAAACCGCCGGTCGGCGTCAGCTTGTCAGTGCGATAAAACACTTCGCTGGATGATTTGTGCGGCGTCCCCTGGTGATACGTGAACGTCTGCTGAGTACCCGGCACCTGGTTGTAGTCATCGTCAATCTTCCAGATCGTGACCTTCCAGTCGGCTGACTTTTTGCCGCCCAGTTGCACCTGAGTGTGCAGCCACAACTGAGAAGACTCGACCGGCGAGAAGAACGGGCCTACCACGAGCGCTTCGTTATCGTTGAGGATGAACTTAGTCGTGTTGATAGTCGCCGTTGCTGGCACGTCAGGAGGGCCAATCAGATCCCCCATCGTGAATGTGTACCACCGGACCGGGTTAACCACCGCGCCGTCGTTAGTTTCGACAGCCGATATCAGCGTGCCGGAGAAATCGACATCCTGCGTGACGTTGCCGGTTGGCGTGCTGTAGGTGACGTTAATCGTGAATGTAACCGCATGCGGAAGGACGAGGCCCATGAAGTAATCAAACTCAGCCTGCTTGATGATTTTTACTGCAATCTGCCCGCCGGAGTAAGTTCCGCTCACAACCGTATTGGCCGTGGCTGTCTCGATCGGGAAATTGTCCGATTCGTTCTGGCCAGGCACTTCCTGGCCGTCCACGTCGTCGAAACCGTAGCCTTCGTTGATGGTGGGGATTACCTCGCCCGGCTGGTAAAACTGGAACTCTGCACCGGCCATGCTTCCGAGGCTGGACTCTGAATAACGCACAGACTCGTAATCGTATTTGCCGATCCCAATGCACATCCACTCAGTGACGTACTTCAGGCCGCCATCCGTGTCGCTCTGGCGCACGTATTCGAACAACGATTCCTGAATCAGGTCCGGGAACGAACGGATTTGCCCGTAGATGTCCGGCTTTGCTTTGTAGACGCGCGCCGTATTCGTCTGACCGGTCAGGCTATTGTTTGGCGAGTCAATCGTGTTGCCACCGGTATTAGCGATCGCCGGTTTGGGAGCCAGGAACGAGAAGACCGCGCCGACAACTTTGAAAATCGGGCTGAGAATGTCGCCAATGATACCCTTCGGCTGGTCGAATATCTGGATGCAGTCCAGTTCGCTCAGCTCAAACGCCAGCTCATCGTCATCGCTAAGCTTAACGCCGTTGCGGACGATCAGCAGATCACGATGAAATGTAGCGTCATTGGCTGCCAGCCAGTCATAAAAAAGGGTGCCGTTTGGCACCCTGTAGCGTTCTTTTGGTGTTCCCGGGAAACGCTGAAGCTCAATTAACGCCATATTCGAAAAACTCCACTTTGGTGAATGCCCGCTGAATGACCAGCAACGAGTCCATACGCACGCTTCCGTTCTCGCCGCGCGAATGCAACGCCTGCCGGTTCAGAGCCAGGCCAACGTGTGCCGGCTGCGCGCCGCGGTACCCGACAAATATCCCGCCATCGACCGGTTTGTCGACCTTGCGCCAGAAAACGACGTCACCCTGATAGCAGGTGAAGAAGTCAGCCCCGGCTTCGTAGTCCGATGTCTGGTGCAGTTCAATTCCGAGAACGTGCCGGTAATACAGCACCCCCAGCCCCCAGCAATCCACCTTTTCGAACGAACAGGCCCTGTTAGCCCACGGCACGCCGATAACCCTTCTGACAAAATCAGAGGTACTGCAGGCCGGTGTATTCCGTTGGGTCATATAGCCTTCCGATGTTGTTGTTCAGCGGGTTAGTGACAGAAAGGGTTACCGATGCTGAATCGGCGTCGATGTCCACCGTCTTGACGTATAACTGCCAGGACTTAATCGGCACCGACACATCGCCGCTGTCGAAGATCTGCCGGGTGGCCGTGATAGCCGTCAGCCTGGCGGCCCCCTTCCACTGTTTCATTAGCGCTTTGATGTCCGACGACAGCCGCCCTAACTTCACGGTCGCGTCGATCACCGGAGTGCCGCTCTGCTGGCTTTCTTCAATTTCAAAACGCGCTGGCGTGAACGTCTGGCCGCCGAGCGTCTTCGGAAAGAACTGCTTATCGACAAGGCGGACGTAACCAAAAGACGGATGGTAGAACGTGATGGTGTCGTACAGGCCGCGCGTCGGGCGCTGCTGCTTATACTCCCTGAAACTCGGCATTACGGCACCCTCGGCAGTGATTCTGGGTCTCTGTTGTCCGGATAACCCGTTACAACGATATCCAGCCACGAATCCCAAGGCGGAGGCAGCTCAACAATGATGTCGTCGAATTCGTCGTCGGCGTTGTAGAGGTGGTTCGCGATAACTGTTCCTGTCCAGGTTACCACCCCTCCGTCGATACTGGTTTGCACCGGCATCTGCGTGAAGTGAAGCTCCTGCAACTGCAGACCACTGCCGCCAAGGTTGATATTCATCCGAAACCAGTTAAGGCCGCGGTTTAGATAGTTAGGGCTGCGCAGCCACTGCTGAAAAGCGCGCTCCTGGTCAAGAGTGAAGATCCACGTCAGTGACCAGGTGACTTTCAGGTCGTCGGTTTGATTCTCAAAGATAGCCGGGCCGACCGCTGGCTGATCGGTCTGGAACCCGGTATCAAGCGTCATGTTTTTGCTGGCCTTCTGCGCCAGCGGCAGCCAGTCGGGATAGTCAATAATCGGCATCAGCCCTGCCCTCTTGGCGTGCGTTTAACGTTCATATTGCTGGTAATGGCGTTACTGATTGGCCCGCCGTTGTTCAGGTCAGCGACAATTACATCCACAGTCACGCCGCCATTGCCGTCAGAACTGGCCTGCGCATCTATTGATGAACCGTTATAGTTCTGAACATTTAAGACAACATTGATGCCTCCCCCACCCTGCATATCCTTGTTGCTGATAACCTTGCCATTGTCGCCCGGTATCATGTACTGCTTACCGGTGCTGGCCTGGTAAATCTCTGGCATCCCGCCTTCACCTACCTGGTACATTCCGCCAGCAGTAACCGGTCCGCCGTTTTTACGCTTGCCCAGCAGGTTAGCACCGATAACACCAGCTACCGCGCCGAGACCGATAGCCGCAGCCGTACCCATCGAAGCAATAGATGACAGGATCGCCGCCGGCGTCCACGCTGCCGCAGTCGTTGCCGCCGCTGCGGTGCTGGTCGCCGTCTGCGTGGCTACTGCTGCCGTCTGCACAGCCGTAACCGTACCGATAGCCGCTGTTTGTGCAGCCTGGCCCATGATGGCCGACTTCACCCACTCAATACCCATCTGGACGAATGAGTTAACCACGCTGTTCAGTACCGTCATTCCGATACTGCGCATTGCGTCGCTGGCTGACATGCTGTCAGTAACAATCCCGGTCAGCGCGTTACTGGCTACAGAACCTAGTGAGTCGAAAGCAGCTGCCGCTGCCTGAGTAGCCGCGTTCTGCTGCGCCCACTCTTCCCACATAGCTGCGTTACGCTGATCCCGGTATTGCTGTTCGATAGCCGCGCGTGCCGCCTCGGCCTCTCCGATCTTCTGTGGGTATAGTTGGGCATACTGTTGGATATCAGCGATATCTTTCTGATACTGACTGTCCAGACCGGCAGTTTTGCTGGTTTTTCCCTGGATAGTGCTGAACTTATTGGCAGCGTCAGTACGTTCCTTTTCTGCCTTTGCCTGCGCACGTAAAGCGTTGGCGTTATCCCAGGCTTTAGCCGCGTATTGCCCGGCCAGCAGAAGTTGCTCCTGCGTGGCGGTGTTACCGAGAGACTGCTGTGCATTCAGAATGGCCTGCGCTCGTGATAGCTCACCGACGCTGCTCGCTGACAACTCGGCCTTCTGCTTCAACTCCTCCAGTTTTTGATTAACGGACTCCTGCGCTTTAGCGTACTGCTCAGCTTCTTTCTGAGCTGCAGACTTTCCGCCCTTCGCTTTGCTGCCAGTAGCGGAGCCGGACGTTTTAATCTCAATCGGCTTTGTGTTAGCCGCGGTCTGTGATGCTTTGGAAACAGCAGCCAGATCGCCAACCAGCATGGCAGCTTTATTGCTCAGCCCGGCCAGGGCTTTGTTTTGCGCTTCCCATCCGTCAAGTCCAAGCCATGACCAGGTGCGCGCCCGGCGGTTAAACATTTCTGCTGTACTGTTCAGATCAGAGATCTGAGCATCTGCGGAAATAGCTTTGCCTGCCAATCTATCTAACGCTGCTGTTAACGAGTCGATTACCGTTACCATCCCTGAACTCGCACCAGTAGCCTGGTTAACTGAGTCGATCATCGACAGAAATGAGTTAGTCAGTGCGTTATTAGCTTGAGCCAGAGTACGAGGAAGTTTTTCGAACTCTGCATTTACTGAGCCGGTTTGTTTCTGGATGGCATTCAGTGCGTCTTCAGCAGTCAGTTTCCCGTCCAGCATCAGCTGGCGAAGCTCTCCAACACTTACGCCCATCCCCGCAGCAATCTGACGCGCCAGTTCAGGCATTTGTTCAAGGATGGAGTTGAATTCCTCAGCCCGGATAGTGCCAGAGGAGATCGACTGGCCGAACTGACGAAGAGCATTAGCCATTTCCTCGGTGGAAGATCCACCGATGCGCCCGATTTTCTGAAGTGTCTCGGTTAGCTGGATGATCTGGCCGTTGGTTGCTCCGGTATCGCGCAACGCTGTGCTGAGGGTTTCCCACAGCTTCGCGGTGTCCTGCAGTGAGCCGCCCGTTGCAGAGCTTATGCGCATCAAACCCTGTATTGTCTGGGTGGCGGCCGCGGCGCTGCCGGTTAACCTCTCGATCCTGGCCTGCATTTGAGACATGGCGTCAGCCGCTTCAAGGAAGCGCTTACCATAATCAACTACCTGAGATACGGCGATCGCGGAAGCTATTGCAGACAGCCCTGTCTTTAACCCAACAGAAGATTTTGCTGTCTGATTTTGTGCTTGCTTGAGGTCATATAATTTCCCGGCAAGCTCACCAATTTCTTTTCTTTGAGCCGCTGTGGCAGATGAACCAGCCTGGAGCCTGGCCGAAAGCATTGCTGCACTTCTCGCGCCATTCTTCTGCTCTTCATTGAGAACAGCGATCTGTTGTGTAAGGCTCAGAGAAATTGAGCGCAATCTTGCCGCATCATTGGCCTGCTGCGCCGCCTGCTTGGCTGCTTCAGACGATGCTTTTGCTGACGCATTTTGAGCAGATTTGAGGTCATAGAGCTGGCCGGCAAGCTGAGAAATACGCGCCTTTTGCTCGTCAGTTGCCCCATTCCCCGCTTTCATTTGGGCAGACAGAATAGCGGCGCTGCGAGATCCCTCAATCATCTCAGCGTTAAGGACTGACAACTCACCCTCAAGGGATGAGATCGCCGATTCTGATGCTCTGAAAGCAGCGGCACTATCACTATTCGCCTTTGCTGCATCGATCGCAGCCTGCTTTACGTCAAAAAGCTTTACCGCAAGGTTTCCAATCTCCCTGCTCTGCGCCTCTGACGCATCACCTGACGCTGCAATTTTAGCTGCGAGGGCGGCAGCGCTGCGGGCACCATTTTTATTTACTTCTTCAAGAACGGCTATTTCGTTACCAAGCCGTTCCATGATTTTGGCTGCATTGCTCGCGTCATCCGCAGCCCTTGCGATCGATTTGCCCGATTTATCAGCAGATTTTTCAAGCCCGGAAAAGTTATCTGCGGCTTTACCTGCGCCATCACCCATTCCGTCAAGCGACTCAATGGCTTGTCGGCCAGCCTGAAGTAAGGGGGCTATATCAGCGCTTACTGTATAGACGATGCTGCCGGCATCTTTCTCACCCGCCATGTCATTCTCCGGTTATTGCTTTGCTTTTGCCCTACGTGCGGCCTGTTTAGCCAGGTATTCGTCGGCGATGCTGTCGTACTCTTCGCGGGTGAATCCCTTCTGATCAGGGTATTTCGCAGCCAGCAGCATCTGGAACTCGGTCATCGTTAACTGCGAAGCTTCTGCGCGGTTCATGCCGAAGTGGCTACGTGCCGCGCTGATATAGTCGAAGGCTTTAAACTCTGTCGTGCGCTCACCAGTCTCGTGGCGCTGCAGCTGGCGAACCTTTGCCTTTCCGACGACGCCGTGCTGCATGAGGTGCTGCGCCAGTACGATAATGTCGTTCCTCGGCATCTGGCCCGGGCGGTAAACTACGCAATGCCGCCAGCCCTTCCACTCGCCTATCATTGGTGTCAGGTCGCTCTCACAGCACGCCTGCAACACATGCATACACGTTGATAAAAGCTTTTCAGCAGCGCGGTTGAATGACGGTGCCATCCATTCAGGAAAACGCCCCAGCGTGCCAGCGCACACCTCAATCAGCTGAGCGACATCATTCCCATGGATGGTGGCATAGGCCCGCACAATCTCTTCCGGAGTGCCGATCCTGGTCATTGCCTCGAATGATGGCCTGAGCAGGTAGTCTTTCCCCCCGGTGCGGCTGTCGCTGACAGAGAATTCGCCAATATCGGTTAAAGCAGTCATAGGCCTTCCAGTAAACGGTCATTATCAAGGGCAGCACGCCGCCCTTTGGAATGTCCGTTAGGTAACAGTAACCGTATGCACGGCCACAAAGTTGCCGTCTTCGGTATTGATGATGATCTGCGCGCTGCCAGTGGCGACGCGGGTAACGGTAACAGTGGTACCTGATGCCGTCGCAGTGGCTTTGGTTGGATCGGTTGATGCTACGGTGAAGTCTTTGTTGGTTGCGCCGGTTGGTGCGATGTTCACCGTGAAGGTGCTGGTACCGCCCGCCGTGCCAGTGCTGGTTGTCGGGGTTACCGTCACGCCAGTCACAGCAACTGCAGTGATTTCGTTCACTTCAATAGTGCTCGCGTCACCGACTTTGAACTCGGTTGAGAACGTGACAATGTCGTTGGTACCACCGTCAGAGCTCAACGCCGTGATGTTCATGTAGCCGATGAATTCGACCGGGCCGTAGTCCATGCGCACCCAGATACCAGGCTGGCGCTTAGCCTTCAGCTCATCAGCAAAATACTTGATAAACTTGCCAACACCGTACTGATCCAGCTTGTCCTTCTTGCGCACTTCACCTTCAAAGCTCAGGGTGAAATCACTGTTGGTGATGATGGTCTCGACATAGCCGCCGCCGTCATCCGCATCAGAGGTAACCGAGTTCGGGTTGAAGTCGAAGCCTTTCGACGTACCGGCAGCCAACGCCTTCCACTCTGATTCGAGTGGTTTGACATCCGGGCAGCCATCGGCGACTTCCAGCACGACCGCACCGCCGAACAGGCGCTCGTTCGAGTTCTGGCAATTAGCCATGTGAAACTCCTCTTTGACGTATAAAAGAAAACCCGCCGGAGCGGGTTATTTGGTTGGTATGGCTATTCGCCGTAAGTGCAGGCGAACTGGAGTCGGAAGACTATTCGCCCTTCTTCTGTGAGCACCGGCGCGGGAATTGCGCCCATGTTCTGGATGTAGCCGACACACTCATCAGCCATCGGGTTGGCCTGGACGTAGTCGATGATGCGCTGCACAGCGTTGAGCGCGTCTTTGCGCTTGTCCTTCGCGCCGACAACGTCGACCAGGACGTGGTATTCAGAGCCAAGATTGGTTCGGATATTCGATCCGCCATTTGGCCTGAACACCATGACCGCCTTCGACAGGTCGCCCGGGTCGTCGTACATCAACTGCTGCACCGTGAAGCCGGTCGTTAGCCCGGCGTCGCCGAACATGTTTCTCACCCGCTCATGCATCATCGGTGTCATAGCGACATCTCCTTGCGCATCACCGCGTCAACGTTATCACGCTCGTCATTTGCGCCTTTGGTCAGGAATTGCGGCTCGCCATGCGGATCCCAGTAGTTGCCCGTTCCGGTCCCGCCGCCGAACTCTTTCGGTTTCTGCGGGCCGAACTCAGATCGGTTGCTGGTTATACCGAAGTGCGCGCGCGGCTGGCCTTTCAGCTTGCCGGACGCCTCATGAACGTACGCGGCATAGTTGGCTGAGTAACCGATGCGCCCAGTAATGAGAACCCCGCCAGCGTCGATTTCACGGAACTGGCTGTTAATCAGAGTTGAGGTGTCGATCGGGGTGTAATATGCCGCCCGGGTACCGATAAGCATCATCGCCGACTGCAACGCGCGAATTACCTTACGGCCCTTAACGTCGTTGATGACATCGTTCAGGTGCTTCTTTGCCTGGATGATACCCTTCACTTTGATACCCATGGCTACACTCCCGTCAGGATGGCGTAATCATCCGCCAGGCGCTCGAACGTATCAGCGTAAAGGATAACCTGCCGCACCTCGTCGGCACCGGCCACAACCGGGTCAGCTTCGGTAGATACGCCGATCAGCAAGTAATCACCAGCGGCCGCCAGCGCGTACTCGGTCCAGACAGTGTTCTTCACGACTATTTCAGCGCCCAGGCTGGCTAACTTCTTGCTGAGTCCGCCCTCGTAATCGCAGAGGATTTGCTCAGGCTCGGCATAACCCATCGGATCGCCGTATTCGTCATTGCCTTCCAGCTTTCGCCAGATGGTTGCCGTGGCGGTATATGACCAGTTCGCTACCGATGACATCAGCCCTCCTTCCAGCGCAGCACCTTCGCGCCAGTCGCCCGGATGCGCGGGCAGTTGATATGCCACTCGCCGTCCGACTTAACGTAGCCTGTAGTCTCCCGTCCGGTGTCGGTTTCGACCCATACGCGGGTGAGAGGCTTCGGCTTGCCTTCCGTCACTGATTTGTACGTCATCAACAGCCCCCGACCACCATGAACAGGCCCACGGTGTTACCGGCGCTGATCGGCAACTCACTGGTGCAGCCGCTGGTATCAAGTTTCGCCAGCGAGTCGCGCAACCAGGTGATGCTGTCGTCGCCATATTCAAAAGAACGGGACGCGCCAGACGGCGCACCCTGCGATTTGATGCGGCGCGCACCAGACGACGTAGCCATAAGCGCAGCGGCGTACATCAGGATCAGCTTTGCGGTGCAGTCGTCATAGCCAGCGCCATCGAGGCACGGGATGATTTTGTTGACCGCGCAGAGAATTGGATCCAGCAACGCCATGGGAATGGTGTAACCCAATTCACCGAGGTACGCCTGCACGTCTGCCGCTGTGATTGGGTCAGCCATGGTTATTTCGCCTTCTTGGTTGCTTCCGCCAGGGCGGCTTCTGCCTCTTCAGCGCGTTTCGTCACTGCCGCCAACTGCTCTTCGAACGTGGCTTTATCAGCTGCAGCCTGGTCAGTGAGCTTAGCCACCTGATCTAGCGATTCATCACGTTCCTTCGTCACTGCCGCCAACTGCTCAAGCAAATCGCTTGGCTGTGATGCTGCCGATACGGACTCGCCGAAGAGCTTTTCACCCTTCTTCTTGTCGGTATCTTTCGCTTTACCGGTCGCTTTCCAGCGCGCCGCTGTTGCCTCGTCCACTTCAACAACCGCACCAACCTCCAGTTTGCGGAGGTTGGCACCAGCGAACACGTTACCTGATGTGATTTCTACCAGTGCCATTCCGTTTCTCCTTAGCTGCTCGCGAAGAGCACACCATGTTTGAGGTTGATATCCTGCTTAACCATCAGGCCCATAGCGCCCCAGGTACGCCAGATGTAGTCGCTGTTATAGAACTGACGAGGGTCAGCAACAGTACCTACGGCCTGGCCGGTGATCGGAGCGATAACGCCTGCAGTCAGCGGTACCACCAGAATCTGGTTTCCGGTGAGTTCTGCATCTTCTTTCACCGCAGCAATGCCAGACAGTTTCAGGATTTCCTGCAGGATGGTGCCAGACTGGTAATTGTCGCTGTAATAGCGCTCCCAGTTGGACATGATCTCGCTGGAAACATACCAGGTCTGTGGTGCGTACTGGTTGTTACCGATTTTCAGCGTATCGCGCAGTGCGATCGCACCATTTCGGTTCTGTTCTGCGGTTGTAGTGCGGCTGGAGAAGTCAATATTCAGACCAGATGCGCCTAAATCAACCTGACCGACGCGCTCATCGTTCTTCAGGCCTTTCCAGGTTTTGCCGTCGAAAGTTACAAAGTTGCCTTCCGAGTCGCGGAAACCATTGAACATGTAATCCACGATTTTACGGCGCACATCATCAACAGAGCCGCGCTGAGCGTCAGACAGGGAGGACAGTGCAGAACCCTTGTTAAAGATCGGGTCACGCCAGTGGAATTTGAAACCTGAATCGTGCACCGGCACCATCGTGCCGTCGAAGCTGTATGCACGAGCATCCAGCGCCGCACCAATCTGGCCAGACATGGAGGTGTGCGCCCAGCCACGTCCGCCAGTACGCGCATATTCATACACGGACTCTTCCAGTCGTACAGAGCGAGACAGCGGCATCAGGTCGTTAAACAGGGTGAACTCAGTGTTCGGTTCGAACTGCGCCAACACAGTCTGATCATAAGCGCGATACATGCGGCGGATGTCGTCGACGGCGTTGACTGCGTCCAGGTGACCATTCTCACCAAAACGAGCTCGGGCAATAAAGTCAGCCACGGCCTGGGCGCTCATGTTGCGCGCCATCTCCAGTTCACGGAACTGTGCCTGGTTGACTTCGAGGTTACCGGTGCGTTCACCGATAGAGCGAGAAAATACAAGCATTCATGTGCTCCTTACTTGATAACGACGCGCAGCAGATCGCCTGCAGCAACGGTGTACGCCGTGTCTTCTTCGACATATGCGAGGATGGACTCGCCTGTGGCATGGGCTTTAACCTGGCCGTTTGCGATGGATAATGGCTGCCCTTTTTTGTAAGTGCCTGCCGCCGCGCGCACGTTAAGGAACATGCCCGGCATCGGATGGATGCCTACCACCAACTCATTCACAGGGATTGAGTCGTCAACCGTCTGGCAGCGCAGATAGTCAAAGTCAGCGACATAGAGGATCGCCTCTTCGTTGCCATCAACCGAGGCCGTGAACTTGGCGGCGGAGAAGAAGCCAACAGTACCTGGCTTAGTGGCGGCCGCCGCGGCACCTTCACGGTTAAGCAGCGGATTAGGGAATACGCCACCGGCGTGAATTACGTGTTTTCCGTCTTTAGCCATTTTTTACTCCGGCATTTCGCTGACTGATTGGGTGTTGGTAGCCTGGCGGAATGCACCGTTCAGGCCGAAAGAGGTCTGGCACTTGGCATACATGGCGTCGAGCGCCTTACCGTCCAGATCCGCGACTTCGTCGTCGCTCATGTTCATCGCCAGCTTCACAGCCGCGCGCTTTTCGCCTTTCTCTTTATCGGCGTTAGCGCTCAGGCTGTTGAAAACGACGTCCACGCGATCGGCGAGTTTCTGCGCCCACGCTGGCATCTCTTCGTTATTGGCGGCCTGCTCTTTTTTCTTGGGCTTGCCGGTTTCCGGGTCGATTTCTTCATCGCCTTTTTTCTTGGCGATGGCTTCTTCGGCCTTCATCTGGTTGTATGCGTCCATCAGCTCGGCGTCGGACTTGCCTTCAGTCGGCTTACCAGCGGCTTGCAGCGCATTGATAATCAGTTCTTTCATCGGATCGTTCTCTCCGTTGGTTTTAATCTCGTACTCAGTGGGTTTGCGCACGACTTCTACAGGTTCGCCGACGAGCGATACGGCCCCGTCAGAGATGAGGTACTTCTGTTTGAATAGTGTCCGGCCAGATGTGGTCTTCTTCTCGTCTTCGAAAATCAGATAGTCCGGGTAAATGCTGACTACATGGCGCCAGGAATCAGGGGCTGTTGAGCGAATTGCTTCACGCAGCGATGCGGCTATATCGTCGAATGACATCCCGCCGTCATTAGTGACAAAGAACTTGATCTTATTCAGCCACCCATCTTTGCGGTTATCGCTAACGATCGCGTCTTGCAGGTTGCAGACTTCAATTTCGGTCTCATCACCTTCAGAGTTAACGAAGATGCCCACGCCCTCCTCCGGCGTACCGGCTCCGGGCTCATCAAGCAACACCGCCACATGGTCAAACATCATGTTTGTGGCGATCTCGTTGTACTTCTTGCCCTTCGATTCACCATTAGCAGCGATGCCGGAATAGAGCAGTCCTGTGGAGATGTGAATCGGGTCAGAGTTGATACCGGCCAGCATCTCATCCAGGCGGTTAATCAGACGCTTACCTTTCTCGCTGGATTCGGCGTACTGGCGGTTAACGTACATATCACCCGTCACTTTGCCGTCTTTGTGGCTGACGTTCTGTAGCCAGGCGCCGACGTGGTATTCGTTCACCGCCCTGACATCGCGCGCCGATACATGCTTGCCGTCCACTTTTGGGTGGCCCAGCGGCATCGGGTTACGTTCAAGCGTGTTGTAGGCCTTTTCGATTTCTGCTGCCGGGTACAACTTCCGGTTCATCACGATATCGTCCACGACAGGCGTGATGCCGCGAACCACGATATGTGGCTTGCCGTCGATGGTTTCAGTGGTGATGTTTGAAGCGGAGTTGACGACGGTCAGCACGTTAACGCGGTTGCGCTTCATGCTGGGTCCTCATTGGTGGAATTCAGGCAGTAAAAAAAGGCCGCCGGGGCGACCTTTTAACAATTGATGGATTTAAACTACAAGAGCTTTGAGTGTAAGACTTTCAAAAAACTCGTTTGAATTTAAGGTCACTTCTTGAAGAGTGGCATCATAGGAGTGCTCAGATTTATTGCTGATGAGAGTAAATTTCAGCTTTTCCTTACTGAGGCTTATTAGGCGACTAATTTGCTCCCTATCAAATTCAGCCTCTTTACGAGTAAATACCAGCTTAATTTGTCCGTTGCCAACTTCAGCCACGTACTCAAAGAGAGAAAGTCTTTCAAGATTTATGGATTGTTGCTTACCATTGCCTACGTGAACAACTGTATTTTGGTCAATCATAAAACCTCCATATCATAAGAGGTTAAAGATTATTCCCATTTACTTGTCGATCCAAGACTTTCTTTCCCTCGCCAGCTTATCCGCCAGCCCTTCATTGAAGATGCTGCCGTCGTCGTTGAGCAGCACCGGAATCTGGCTGCAATAGCAGTTGTACCGGTTGCCGTTTTCAGCGTAGAAGTCCCGCACCTCTTCGGTGGTGTAGACCTTGCCGTGACGGCTGGCGTGCCAGGTGCGCGTCGTAGGTTTGAGCGCTGACAACCACAGTAGGCCGGTATTCAGCCCCAGCCGGTCAGCAGCCCAGTCGGTTTCGTTCCATTGCGCCTGCCGCAGCGCGCCGACCTGCTCAGTCTGAGCTATGGTTTTGGCCTTCGACATCGATACGTCAAGACGCTTGCTGATGACGCTGGCCGTCTCGCGTGGATTCACGCCGCGCGCTACCGCGTCGGTGATGATGCTGGTCAGGTCACCACGGGCTGAATCGCTGATGACCTTCCAGTCACTGAACGTTGTCAGCCTGGCCGCCGATATCTGGTTAAGATAACCGGGGCTGCTTAAAAGCTGCTGCAGCGTCGTCTGGCTAGCGTACACCTGCGACTGCTGCGAGAGGTTGTTGAAGGCCTCCAGCGTGCCGCGCTGCGCCTCAGCGACAACGTAATCCATTGCCCACAGGTTCTGCTCGCCACCCTCCAGCAGGTAATCATCGAGAATCGACTGCACCGCTTCCAGCAGGTCAGCCAGTTCCTGCGCCGACATGTCGTAGATGAACTTGCCGGCGTTGACCTGGTAGAGCCGCAAATCCTCGCCGTGGTCGTGGCAAAGGAAGTGCCAGTTATGGCTGTTTACCTCGCGCTCTCTACCGGTCAGGCGCTGGTCGAACAGGGCTTTCAGCGCGCGCTTGATGCCGAGATATCGCTCTTCGATATCCCGGAACATCGCGGTTACCTGCTTTACCGATCGGGTAGGGTCAACCTTGCTGCGCGGAACTATCGGCAGCCCCACCTTTGCCGTCTGTTCTGGTGTCATCGGCCAGTGGATCATCGGTAGTCACCTTCTCGTCCGGTTTCGGTGGTTCTTTTGGCTCCGGAAGGGGGTCAAGGCCAACAACTTCGCGAAGCTCATTGGCTGTAATTGGCGGCTCACCGCCATAGAAGCCAGTGGTTTTCTGCACAATATCGGCCAGTTTAGAAGCGTTCTCGATCTTCTCTTTCTCGCCTGGCGCCAGCAGATCGCTCCATGAGATGGTGACCTCGCCTTTGGTCGGCGGGTCGATAATCCCAAGCGTCCAGAAACGCTCCAGCAACGCGGTGATGCGGTCTGTCAGGAAACCATTGCGCCGAGTATTTCGGCGGATAGCCCAGTCAGTTTTGTCCTCGTCGCTCGCCAGTCGCCCGGTCTGCTGACCGAACAGAATGGTGAACGGGATCTGCACTGAGGCTGCCAGTTCGTTCGCGGTGACTTCCCAGGTCGGACCCGGGTCGCCAGGGGTAACGCTCAGAACATGCATCTGTCCGGCCTGCATCACGGCGGCCGCATCAGTGCCGCGGTTAAGCTTGTTGACCTTGTCGCCCATCGCTTCGCCGAGATCGGCATAGCCAGCCTTCTTAGCCTGTTCTGCCAGCGTGGCCATGTCGGTTTCTTTGCTGAACTCGACGGCGATCTGGCGACTGGCATTCTTCAGGAAACCCTCGGCGCCACCACCAGATACTTTCTCAAGGTCGAGGCCCTTGTTGTAGCCAGCCTCCAGCAGCGGGATGCCGGAAAGCACGTTGTCGTCTTCCGAACCTTCACAGAACAGGATAACGCGGCTCGGGTGTACCGGCTCTCCGCGCATCGGCCCGACAAAAGGCTCATCACCGACCGGCTGCTCGTTGAAGTTGAACATCTTCGGCTGACCGAAGGTTTCAGACTGACGGTTGTTGTCCCATTCGGCGACAGTTAACTGCGGCTCCCATACCGGAATCAGCTTCACCAACGCTGACTCACCTATGGATTTCACCAACTTGGTATCAACAGGATCACTCCATGGCTTATTGTCTTTCACCTGTAGAAGCAGAGCAGAGTAGCGCCCCACCATATTGCGGCGATCGGCATCCTTCACCTTCGGCCACAGCTTCTTCATGAACTTGGTGACTTTCTTTTCCCAGGCGTTTGTTTTCTCAGCCTCCTGCGCTTCATCACCATCAACAATGACAGGGTAATCCTGCCAGCAACCTTCCAGGAGACGATGCACCACAGCGAAGCCCGCGGCGTTGCGGCGGTACATGTTGTAGAAGTCGTTGAAGGTGATCGTGCGCGGGTAGCCAAATTCCTGGTAAAGCGTCGGGCGCTTCGTGTTCCCGCCACCGATGCCGATGGCGTTCAGGTAATTCGCTCGCCTCATTTCAGTGGCGAGGTTGTTCACAGCCATTTGAAGGCCGTTATCTTGTTCGCTCACTGGCGATGCTCCTTAAAAGAATACTGCGCCGATTTGCGCTTTGTGCTTGATGTACCCGTCGAGACCGTACCGGACTCCATCCCAGCAGTGGTTATTTTTGTCTTCAATAACCGGCAGAACTTCGCCAGTGATACGGTCTGTTTTGTACGAGTAAAGCCGCGCCTCTTTCGCTGTTTCTTTGCAACGAGGATGAATGATGATCTTCTTGAAGCCACGCAGACAGGTAATGCCGTCCTCTACGCTACCCTGCCATTTCTGAGCAGCGGAGATATTGAACCCCTGCCCTTTGATGTGGCTGATAGTCTCAGGACGTGAGTTGTCGGCTTTGATAGGCCATTTGCGCGCTTCAGGGATACCTGGGAATTTGGCCTCATCGGTAACCTTCCAGTCTTCAAGCTGTTTAGGCGTGGCATCTGTTTTCCCGGCGTAGAACTTCCACATGTCGTCGAGCTCAACGCCGTTCCCGTAAGCCTCGTATTCGATGTAGAGGTTGTTATCCAGGATGAACATGCGAATGAGCGTGCTGGGGTCCTTCGCGAATCCGAAGTCGGCGCCGAACAACAAGCGCTCTGATTTCTGCCAAAGATCGTCTTCGAAGCTCTGCACGACGTATTTGTTTGCCAGCACCTGCTTGTCAGAGTTTTCGAGGTAAGCTCCTTCCCAGATCCACGCATAGTCTGCGTAATCGAGGTTTGCCAGGTCTTCCTGCCTCTCCTCCTCGAGCACTGTAGGGAACCATGGATTGTCCACATAGTTCATCTCGACAATCATCGAGCTTTTTGGCGGGTTCTTTCTGAAGAGCTTATCGGTGGCGCTGCCTTCCTTCTCCGGGTTCCAGGTTACCCAAATCTCTGATCCTTCTTCTCGAACTGTCGGGCGAAGCTTTTTCCATGCAGTAGCGGATACCGATTCGGCCTCATCAACCCAGGCTACAAGAATTCGCGCTTTGGATTTTATGCTGTCGAGGTTATGGCGAAGACCACAGAACACGTAGCTGACTTTGCGGTTCTTTGTCCTGATGTATTTCTCGCCAATGTCGAAGTAATCATCAAGCCACGGAACGGAGCGAATAGCCTGCTTCACCTCCTCCATGGAGGACTCTTCCAGCGAGTTCATGTATTCGCGAGCGCACAGGATCACGCCGCTGATATTGGCCTCCGCCGCCTGGTAAGCCTTGACGGCGGTCATTAGTGCAAACGTGCGGGTCTTTGCAGAACCGCGTCCGCCATGAGCACCACGATAGCGGATGCCTTCTGTCGCGAATACGGGTACTAACTTGGCCGGTATCTGGAGGTCAACTTGGCTTTCCATTGGCTGGGTCAACTCCTACCAGGCGAATTGTCGTCGGTCTCGGTGACATGCTGCCGTCTGGGCTGGTGTGCTCGACCTTCTGTTTGTTGCTATACGCGTCGCCAACCTCTTTGGCAGCCTGCTCCATCAGCGAGGCAGCCAGCGCCATGTTTTTCATTCCCTCGGCGCGAGTCATCATCCGGTCAAGTGCACGGAGACGATATGCCTTGTTGGCGATCGGGATGTCGCTTAATTCGGTCTGGAAGCGCTTACGGGTTTCGTGAAATAGCTCAACCCACTTCTGCGCCAGCCCCCTGCCGTTTGCTTTCGTCGGGTCGTGGGATTCGACCTGCTGACGCGTGATGCTTAGGCCAAATTCTTTTTTGACCAGCTCAACCACCTGAGATGGGGTATCGAAGCAGGCAAGAGACTGAACGATGAAGGCTTTGACCTCACCTTTCAGTGTCGCCATGGATTACCTGCCTGTCATAATCAGTCATATTGTTAGGCCAGCTTTAACATGCATGTGCCGCATGACCTGGCTATATCGATGTGAGCCACTTCTGCTGGCGCATTGGCCGCGTCAACGAGCTCCTGCACTTCTTTGCTGGCTCCGTATCTACGTACGACACCAGTGAATTCTTCGACGTCGTGGCCGCGCAGTGTGAGCACTGGCTGCCCGGTCTCTTTGTTGAACTTAGGCGCTCCGAAATCATCGGTGGCCTGTGCAATGTGGTAAAGCTCATGCTCCACCAGAGCGCAGAACTCAAGGTCACTGCATTGTGAGCAGTAATTAGCCGCCAGCGTGATGATGAACTTTGGGATTCGCCCGAACCATTCATGCATCTGCTGTTCCATTCTGGCTTTCTGCCAACCACCGGCGCGGAGCATTACCTGCTCGGCTTGGCCGAGGACATACCGCCCTTTCTTAGCGAACGAATCGGACGCCCACATGAAGCAGAGGTCAGCCTCTAACAGGTGTTCGTGGTCAGGGTTATGGATGCTGCCGGTATCGCTGAAGATTTGGCGGTTTATCCACTCATGCACTTCATTGGCGGGAATGAGCCGGGTGTATGGCTGCCAGTTCTCGGAGTCGATGAAGTTAACTGGCGGATATGGCCTGCGCTCATCATCGTTAGCCATGGGTTACTCCGTTGCTTGTTCGGTCTGCTCTGCCGGTACTGGCGTGAACTCCACGCGCTTTACATCGGCAGGCGCGAAATACAGCCACTGTCCCGTTTCCGTCGCCAACGGCACAAAGCCGTTAACCAGCTCAGGCTGACGTCGTGACATCTTGCCCGTGAAGGTTTCGCCTGTTTGGGTGGTTAGCGTGATTTGGTAGATGTCGGACATTGAGAGCCTCTTTATCCGTTTGTTGGGGTATTGCCATTACGATGAGCCTCCCCATTTTAATGGCAATAAAAAACCGCCCTCAGGCGGTTAAATTTGAGATTTAAAATTTTGGTGCTATGCCATATTTCGGCGTCTTTATATTCGCAGCCCAGACTTTGATATCGTTTTGAAGCAACAAAGTGAAATCTGACTTGAGATAGTTAACCATCTCGTTGACCTTGCCTGCATCATTCACTGCAAAGTGTTCAATCCTGTTAGCTCCTACTGATACACAGGTGTAAGTTGCAGGCACATCCTTCCCGTTAGCATTAAGCCGGATCTTCCTATCGCCACAACCACCATCTGACATATAGGATACGAGCATATTAGCTGACTCCCTCCCCGGTTGAGAGATACTTATCATGACAGGCAACCCCTCTGAGGTCTGGGTAATGTCGTAGAGTACAGCATCTTTTTGATACCAGGTATTGTATTCTCTTTCCTGAAACGCTGCGTAGGATGGAGAAGAAATCGTCGCCAGCAAAGCGATTGTAAGAGAGTGAATTTTCATCGGTTGCTATTGTATTGTTTTGGCAAAGTTATTATCCATATTGTGCCAACAGCAACAACAACGTAAGATTATTCCTACTATTTTTAGTAGCGCTAAATTCCCTCTTAGCAACAGTTAAGTACCCATATATCTCATATCAATAAAGCATTATAAATCCCGGTAATTTGCATTAAGT